AGGAGGTAATATTAGTGAAGCGTTTAGTTCATCGTTCAGTTGTTATGCTCCTGTTGATGGGCACGAATGTTGGAACTGTAAACCGTGTTTCCGTAAATTTATTGCTTTTGCGTTGAACGGATATCCGTTTTCCATGGATGTAATCGGCAGGAATATATCTTATATGAAACATGAAATACTTCCTTTGATCGAATTTGGCGAGTATGGCCGGAAACGGGAGGAGGAAGAGATAAGACAGGTATTAACTCTTTATCGATAAAAATCGTATGTATACAGTAAGGAAGCGTCTAGAGATATCGGCGTCTCATCGTCTGAGTCTCTCTTATGCGAGTAAGTGTGAGAACTTGCATGGGCATAACTGGATCGTAATCGTTTGGTGCAAGTCTAAACAGTTGAATCCAGATGGTATGGTTGTCGACTTTGCCCATGTCAAGCGAATGATCCAGGAGAAACTAGATCATAAGAACTTGAATGAGGTATTATCGTTTAATCCGACAGCGGAAAATATAGCGAAGTGGATCTGTGACCAGATACCTCAATGTTTTAAGGTGATGGTTCAGGAATCAGAGAATAATATAGCGTGGTATGAAGAAGATAAATGAAATTTTTTACAGCATTCAAGGTGAAGGCTACTTTACTGGTACGCCAGCTGTTTTTGTTCGCTTCTCTGGATGTAACTTGAGGTGTCCGTTCTGTGATACGGAACACAAAGAAGGCAAGATGTTAAGTGATGATGAGATTATTGCGGAAATAAGGCGTTATCCGGCTTTGCATGTCGTATTGACAGGCGGAGAGCCTTGTATGCAGGTTACATATGATTTGGTTGATAAGATCAAGGCCACTGGCCGATTTGTTCAGATTGAGACAAATGGAACTTTGGTTCCACCTGTAAATATAGACTGGATTACGTGTTCCCCAAAAGAGGGCGGTAAAACAGTCGTGATCAACCCGAATGAACTGAAGGTAGTCTATACCGGACAGGATATGTCGCAATATGATAAATATTCAGCGGGAGTATATTATTTGCAGCCTTGTTCCGACCGGAATACGAAGGAAGTTATTAACTATATTAAAGAGCATCCGAAATGGAAGTTAAGCTTACAAACACACAAGATATTGAATGTGCGATAAGAACGATCCTTTCTTTTATAGGCGAGGATCCTTGTCGGGAGGGCTTGAAGGGAACGCCGGATCGTATCATAAGAATGTGGAGAGAGATTTTTCGTGGATATGATCTGTCACAAGTGCCTAAAATAACGGTCTTCCCAAATGGCGTGGATGGCCTTTCTTGTGATAGTGTTATCGCAGATTCAGGTGGATTTTATTCAATGTGTGAACATCATATGATGCCTTTCTTTGGGAAGTATTGGTTTGCTTATATACCCAATCCGAAAGGTAAGATACTAGGCATATCGAAAGTTGGTCGTGTCGTTGATTATTGTGCGGCACGGTTACAGGTACAAGAGCGATTAGCGAAAGATATCATCGTGATGCTCCAAGAAGCGTTAGGTTCGGAATATCCACCTTTGGCGATGGGTATCGTATTGGAAGGGGAACACTTGTGTAAGTCGATGCGTGGTGTAAAGAAAGAAGGTAAAATGCGTTCTTCTTTCTATTTTGATAATGGAAGTTTACCTGAATTGAGGGCAGAATTGTCCCGATTCGTTAGTTTTGGTTAATTATGACAGAGAAGAATGAAGTAAAAAAGAAAAGTAGGGGGCGTAAATCTGGATATAGAGAAGAGTATGCGGAACAGGCTCTAAAACTTTGTCTGTTAGGTGCAACGGATAAAGAGATCGCTGAGTTCTTCTCTGTCTCAGAACAAACGTTGAACAGCTGGAAAAAGAAGTTTCCTCAATTTCTTGAGTCCTTAAAAAAGGGAAAGGCTGTGGCGGATGCGAATGTCGCTTCGAGACTTTACAGCCGTGCGATTGGCTACGATGCCAAGGCTACGAAGTTCGCTACCAATGAGGGCCGGATTACGGATAAAGTAGAGTATATCGAGCATTATCCTCCGGATACGACAGCCGCTATTTTTTGGTTGAAGAACCGGCAGCCGGCTAAGTGGCGTGATAAGAAAGAGGTCGAGAACCTTGTTAAGCTGGGGGATGAATTGGAATCGATGTCGGATGAAGAACTAGCAGCAATTATCCGTGGCGAAAAAGAGTAAGAGAGAAATATTGATTAGGCAGGCAAAGGCGGCGACCATATTGCGCAAACGGGAGGCTCGGAATGATTTCTGGGCCTATTGTTTATATCATGACCCTAAGTTCTTTGCTAAGCGTCTGTTCTTAAAGAAGGTGGCAGATGCTTTCACCCGGGTGTACGAATCGTATCTGTCGGGTGTGATCCGCCGGCTGGCCGTCTCCATGCCGCCACGTGCCGGGAAGTCTTATATATCATCCTTGTTCATTTCGTGGATGCTTGGCCACTTCCCGGAAGAGTCGGTCATGCGCAACTGCTGTTCCGATACGCTGTATAACAAGCTGTCTTATGACACGCGCGACATCGTCCGTTCTTCCCGGTTTAAGGAAATCTTCCCAGATATACAATTGCGTGGTGATAAACAGAACGTGCATGGCTGGAGCTTGGAAGCTGCCCGGCAGGTAAGTTACTTCGGGGCTGGTGTAGGCGGTACGGTAATCGGTTTCGGTGCGTCCATGCTCGCCATGACGGACGACTTGTATAAGAGTTTGGAAGATGCGCTGTCTGATACCAACAATGAAAAGGTCTGGTCGTGGAAGCAGGGAACGCACGATTCCCGTATAGAGGGGAACTGTTGTTCGATCGATATCGGTACCCGCTGGTCTGCCACTGACGTGCTCGGCCGTATGGAGGAGATGGGAAAGTATGACGAGATCATTCGTGTCGCCGCCTTGGATGAGAACGACCGTTCTTTTTGTGAGGAGGTACATACGACAGAGTATTATCACGAATTGCGTGAGGAAACGGATGATTCCATTTGGTGTGCCGAGTATATGCAAGATCCAATCGAGGCAATCGGGTTGTTGTTCCCGAAATCGGAGCTTAACCGATTTAAATTGGCTGATATTGAGGGCAAGCAACCGGACGGTGTTATTGGAGCTACCGATGTGGCCGATGAGGGAGACGATGATTTCTGTGCGCCGATTGCCAAGGTATTCGGTACGAAGTATTTCATTACCGATGTTTTGTTTACGAAGGATAATGTAGAGATTACCGAACCGAAGCTGGTTTCCTTGATCCTTGATACCCGTTGCGACAATATGCGTATCGAGAGTAACAACGGTGGTCGTTTGTTCGCCCTCAATGTCCGTAAGGCAGTAAAGGCAAAGAATGAAAAATGTATCATTCAGGCGAAACCGACAACAGCCAATAAGGATACACGTATCTTGTTGAAGTCTGGTTGGATCAAGAAGCATTGTTATTTCTTGGCAGAAGGCGAGTATAAGAAAGGTTCGGATTACGACCGGTTTATGAAAGCATTGACCAGCTATAAGAAAGAGGGAGGCAACAAGCATGACGATGCACCTGACGGTATGACGATACTTGCGGAGAATGTAGAGTTTATCGGGTTGTGTCAAAATAATAGGACTAGACAGGTTGCAAGAGCTAGATAAATACTATTTTTGTGAAAATAATAAAAGAGACATGAGTGGAGATATATTATATAAATACAGAGTTTTGTATGGAAAAAATAGTTCGTTGAATGAATTTACTAAAAGACTATTATTTGATGGTCAAATTTATCTATCAGCTTTTGAAAGCTTGAATGATCCATTTGAAGGACAAATTGTTCCGCAATATAAGGGTATCACTAAAGAAAAAGTACTGAATTTGTATCCATGCTTAAAAGATATGCCAGATTTTAATGATATTGATTGGCAAAGTGAGTCTGTAACATCTTATATTCGGGAATTTTTTACTCCCAAGATAAAAGAGGATTTAAAAAAATACGGTGTCTTTTGTGCATCTTCTGATTGTAATAATGATTTATTGTGGGCTCATTATGCTGATTCTCATAAAGGGGTATGTATTGGATTTGATGCTAAAAAGTTAGAGGAAATATCGGGGTATAAAATACTACCTGTTTGTCTTCAGGATAAAAGACCAGAAGTTGAATTTTCTAACAATGGGTCTCATTATGATGAGTATATAGTGAAAATGTTGACTACGAAATCAAGAGCTTGGGAGTATGAACATGAATATAGGATGATTGCATTTAATCCCCCTAAACGAGATATATATTGTTTTGATGCTATAAAAGAAATTTATTTAGGTTGTCGAATTGAAAAAAACAAAGACTTTAATAAAGAAGATTATGAAGAATTATTAGAAAGTGGCTATGCGAATAATTCTATTGAAAAAATATGGTTTGATCAAAATGAAACTTTTCAATCACTTTATTATATGAACAATCATTTTAACCAAGAGGAGTTTATTAAAAAAATAGATACGAT